GTTACCCGGAGCGAACGAGTGTCCCCCGGTGTCAACGTCGGACATGGTTTCGTAGCCGGTTAGCGTTGCCGACGTCGTTCCGGCGTCCGCCACTCTGACGTAGAGCCTTGTGCCGGTCACGTCCTGCGACCGATACGCCGCCTTGTTCGTAGCGGAAAACGCCTTCTGCCACCCAGCCGCCGGCGTTTTGCACGTAATCGTCCCCGCCGCTGTGCCGTTGGCGATGCCGGTCGCAGCAAAGGTCAGCGCCAGCGAGGTCACGCCGGTTGCGCGCCACTGACTATTGAGCGCCGACAGCGTGCCGGTCACGCCATTGATCTCGATGATCTGGTGCGTCTGGAACGTGTGCGCGCTGGCAAAGGTCACGGTGGCCACGTTGCCCGCGACCACAAGCGACTGCACTGCCGTGGTCGCGCTGCCGTTGACGATGCACCAGTCGAGCACGGCGATAAGATCGCTGGCCACGTTGCGCAGCGCTGGCGCGCCAGGCATGGCGCTGGAGTACCACTTGACGGGATGTGACGGCATCTCTATCGAAGCTCCGCAAGGTTGAAGTTGTTGTCCGTTGACCGCGCGCGGCGCAAGTCGAAGTCGTTCGGGCCGAGATCAACGTCGGGCGGCTCGCCAAACGCGCCAGAGATCAGATGCAGCACGCCCGTGGCGAAGCCCTCAGCCTCCTGCGTCCGCAGCCGATATCCGTTCGATACCGATTCGGATTCTGCCAGAAGAAGCGTCGAGGAAAATCCCTCTGCCGTCTGGTCGTCCAGCAAAACGCGCGTGTAATGCGTCGCCGCAGCCGACAACGGCTGCATGGCTGACGCAAAGCCCTCAGCAGGCCGCGGCGCGAGCGTGATGCGGGTGTACTGCACAACCACCGCCGACAACGGCTGCACTGTGGACGCGAATCCCTCTGGCGGCTGGTAGGGCAGCGGCAGTCGCGGCGACGCAGACAGGCGCGCGGCAATCGGCGCGACCGAAGACAAAAAGCCCTCTGGCGGCGGGTCGCGGTAGGACAGCACGCGCGAGCCGAGCAGCGATACCGCCGCCGTCTGGAATCCATCGAGGCCAGCCGGCAGTGGGTAGCGCTGCGACGCATACGCGCCACCCGCGCGGATGTGCCAGTACTGCTGTACGGCGGTCATGGCGCAGCCGCCAGCACGCGGCCAGAGATCAGCCACACATTTTGCCGAAGCTTGGTCAAACTCAGCATCTGCATCGGTGCCAGATACCAGGTGTCCAGACCATCGGTATCGGATCGACCCTGCACTACCGCCACAGACGACTCAAATGCAATCTGCATCCACGCGCCGCTGTCGTTGTCGTTGATGATGGTGCTCAGCATGCCGACCGGAAGGTTTGCCGGCACGTCTACGCGCGTCGCATCGGGCTTGACGTGCGCTTTGCCGTTGTCCACCAGCGCGAGGGCGGATGCGCCCGTGTAGGCGTTCTGAAACAGGCTTTTGAACCCGTAGATGCTAGTGTCATCCAGCAGCGCGCCGTAGGCGATTGTCAGCTCGGTGTAAAGCACCGTTGCCGACAGGTTGCCGTCCGTATCCTCAGCCCGCAAGGCAAATGTGTAGTGCCCAGACGGGCCAGGGAAGAGGCTGTGCACCGGACTGACCCGGTACGCGCCACCGTCAGTGTCGAGCGGCTGCATGGCGTCCCACAGCAGGCCTGTACCCAAGCCATAGCGGATGCGCACTCCGCGCAGCGTGCGCGGCCAGGTGTCGCCAAGCAGCGTCCACGAATAGATGCGCGTGCCATTGGCGGCCACCGCAACGGCAAAGGTACCAGGGCTTGGCGTAACCAGCCCGCCCACCGTGTACTGCACAGACTGCACTGTGCCAGGCTGACCCAATGCGTTGAACGGCTGCACGTAAATTGTCCACACTTCGCCGTGGCGAGCCGTCCAACTGATTCTGCGGCGACCGCCATCGACGGATCCGATCTGCACTGTCTCGCCGCCCACCACGCCCCACACCTTGGCGGTCGCGTACTGCGTGTTTGCCGACCACGTGGCCGTAAGCTCTATCGTCTCGATGCCCTGCGAGGGGATAACCTGCTCCGTCACCGTGAGGTTGCTGATCGACGCCGTGGTGTCGAGCAGCGTGTCGGGTGCCACTACGTCATACGTGCCCCCCTCTGCGGCGTAGTACTGCGCAGGGTCGGGCACCGCCTGAAACTCGACCTGCACGCCGCCGTCGGACGTGACGCGCGGCACGCGCGAGAGCACCTTGTAGCGCGCCCCAGGCGTTGGGTCGAAGTCGTAGATGTAGAGATAATCGACGGCTGGATGAGTCGTTCCAGGAAGCGGCACCGATGGCGGCCAGTCTTGCACAAGCGTCACCACGTTGTTGTCGACGTCTGCGCCAACGCCAACGACGGACACGCGCATGACGCGGTAACTCGACTCGCCAGGGGCGCGCACGCCAATCCAGGTATCCCCCGGCACGATGGAGTTGAACGGCACGCGCCGGTCAAGCGTCAGCGTGGTCGTGTTGGCCAAGCCGTCGCCAGTCAGCGCCACCAGACGCCCGGCGTATCCCCATTGCGTCATGTCGTGCGAAATAGCGACGACATCGCCACGACGCAGCAGTGTCCCCTCAATGTCCATCGTCCACGAGACGATTTTCTTTCTGTAAACCAGCGCTGCCACCGCGAGGTTTGCGGCCCGGCCCGCCTGGTCGCGACTGGTAACGCCAAGTAGCTCGACACGCTGCGTCTTGCGCGGCGCAGTCACGCCCGGCACTGTGACGCGCACTTCTTCTTGCGCGTATCCATTGGCGGCGTTCAGAAAGGCGACAACCACTTCGTCGTAGGGTCGCTCGGTCACATATTGCACGGAGAAGCTGCCGGCAACGATGTTGCCCATGCCGACGACTCCAGAGATGGGCAGATTGGGCGCGTCCCAAACGACGCCCAGTCGACCACCTGTAAAGGTGTAACTGCCGCGACCTGCCGAGCAGATCGCTGTCAGCATCTCGCCCACTGTGGCACTGGTATCGATCACCCCGCTGAAGGTCAGGTTGGCTGAGGCGCAAAACTGCGCCCAAGCGTACAGCGATTCAAAGTCGATCTGCGCGTCGCTCAACCCCGCGCCCCACACCAAGCGCCCACCTTGACGCCAGCCGCGGGCGACAAACGCAAAAAGCCATGCCGGGTTGCTGCCTCCGCTCTCTAGCAGCGACCAATTGCCCACTGCATCGCGCACCGGGATCACTCGGCGCGCCGTGGCGCTCAGATTGTCGAGCGTGCCTTGCAACTGACCGCTTGCCTTGATCTTGACGGCGAGCCTGCGCTGGCCCGAATAGCTAGCGGTGTCGGCCTGATAGCTTCGGAGCACGCTCCATGCGATCTGCGACGTGACGCGGCTGTCCGTCTCATCTGCGGACGAGCGGAACAACCGCACTTGGTATTGCCCCTGCGCCACGCTGCGGCGGTAGGTCAGCCGTAGCGGTTTGGTGCTTCCGTGCTCGATCACTTGCGCGGAAGCATTGCCGCTGGGGTAGTACGACGACGGCGTTTGATATTGCGACGCTGCCGCCTCGCTGTAGGTCACGCGTCGCCAATACAGATCAGTGCTGATGACGTACCCACCAGAGTCGCCGCCGACGTAAGTGGTCAGCGTGCGCGAAAACGCCCCATCGACGTGCTGTGCGGAGGTAGATGGGTCAAAGCTGTACTGCACCCAGTTTGGGCCGTCGTAGTACCCTTCCGACCAGTACTCCGTAGCAGTCGCAAAGCCTGAGGTGAAGAACGGTAGCCAGGTTCCGCTGCCAACGGGGCGGTATTCGCCGATCAGCGTCACGCTGCGCGGCTCGATGCCGTTGTCGCCTTGGCGGAACAGATACCCCTCGATGTCGACCGCAAGTTCGACGGTGTCTTCGGACGACGTGCGCGTTACGGGGCCGCCGGCATTGGTCAGAGAGCCGCCCGCAATCGTGTCAACGTTGGAGCGCGCAAGCGTCAGCGCGCCGTCGTCTCCCGACCATTGCAGCGTGACGCCCTGATACTCGTTGATGGACGTGTCGCCGATCTTCAGGTCGTATACCTGCAAGCCGTGGCAGATCAAACCGAAATGGAATGTGCAGTACAGGTATTGATCGTCGCCCTCGAACTCCGTGTACGGCGCAGCGCCGTAGTCTGGCACGATGCGGTGCGTGCCGAGCACCATCGGCAGCGGCTCGTAGGCGCGGGCGCTATTGCTGGCACCAGTCAGGCTGTAAGTCGGCGACGTTTGCTCGCTGCGAAACTGTCTCAGTTGGGGCGTCTTGGTCAGCAGCGACGACACCCCGGCCAGCGCAATGCCGACGCCAAAGTTCAACAAAAACGCCTGTCCGCTTACCGCGCCAATTGCAGCCAGGATCACCCCGGCCAAGATCTTGGTGCCGCTGCGCCCGCTGCCACCATGCGCTACTGCTTGCACCTCGATCAATTGTCCAGTGTGCGGGCGCGTGCGCGCCCACATCCCGCGCGGCACGCGAGCGCCATTAAGCCTAACCACCACCGGGCGTGCAATGTCGATGCCAACACGGTCGAAGTACCCGGACAGCGTCTCACCTGGGGCAAGCAGCACGTAGCCGTACTCGCGCCCGATGCCCAGCGGGTCTGCACCGATGATCGCCTGCGGCTGCACTCGGCCGGCAGGCTGCGTCGTCACGATATCCACGTGTAGACCCCGTGCAGCGTCCACCCCGCAGCGCGCAGATCGCGCACGCGCGTAAGGATGCTCGACCCCCAGCAGTCGTCGTTGTGCAGCACCCACGGTTCGCCCGCCAGATACGCGACGATGCCGATATGCGTAGGACGCGCTAACCCGCGAGACAGCAGCACGCCGTCACCGTCCTGCGGCGGCTCACCAGCGGCGCGCGGCGCAGCGACTGACGCTTGCAGACGCCCGATGGTGCGCGCCATGCTCATGACGCGCGTCGGGCGCGGGCGGTCTTGCGGCAGCGTTACGCTGCGCCCGTAGACCTCGCGCGCGACCTGTATCACCAGGTCGGCGCAGTCGTAGCGGCCCGGCACGTAGGGCAGTCCCACGTAACGCTCGATTACGACCGCGTCCGCCATCAGAAAATCCCTGGCGCTACGGATGGGTCGTAGCGCAGGTGCATCACAGGTCGATCCAGCAACGCATCGTAGCCGAGTTCGGCGGTAATGCTCGACACCGTGGCGGTTATGGATTGCAGCGAAACCGTGATCTCGTACTCGATCACATCTGGCGCGCCAGCGCGTATCTGACGAACGGTAAGGGCTGCGCCTTCGCCGCCGCCGGCCTGCTCGATCCACTGCATCAGGTCGCGGCCCACGTTGCCAAAAGTCAGCGTAGCACGCGGGGGTTGGCCGTCTCTGTCGTCCGGTAGCGAAAACTGGAAGGCGGTGGCAACGTAGATCTGTCCGCCACTCACCACGTCCTCCGTGTTGTTGCATACGCGCACCGGGCCAGCAAGATCCGCATGCGTGATCTCCAGCAACAAGATCGATACGTCGTCTCCGTTGACCGACTGCACGTCGGCTCGATAGTTCGCGGAGTAGGTCATGCGCTCCAGTACTCCAGCGTCACTGGCTGTCTAATCAAGCTGCCACGGGAGCGCAGGTATTCGCCAGCGCCAAGCTCAGACCCGCCGACAAAGCGCGCCTGCACGATAGCGCCAGTGCGCGGGTGCACGAAATCAAACCAGTCTTGCCCGTGCTTGATCGTGGTGGCGAACCACGTAATGAAGGCGGCGTAGTCCGCCGCCGTGCGGAACAGCACTGTGCCAGCAAGCGTGACCATTACGCGCGACTTGGTGCGACGCTGTTTTGGCGGGCCGGACTCGACGGCCTCCCGCAGCAGAGCGGACTCGCGCGTCTCAGTGATGGCGGCCTCCAGCCGCGCGTAGGTGGGCCATGCTGCCATGCGTTACCTCGCGGCGGAACGCAAGCCAAATGCGCCCTGCATGCTGCTGTACAGAGAGCCGCGCCCGCGCGTGACGTTGCCAGCCAGGGCGGACTCCACGGAGTCAATGATGACGTCGATTGACGTGCCGCCGCCGTCCTGCCGGCTGGTAGCAGATACCTGCGCCCCCGCGTTGTTAATGACACTAATTGACACGTTTGCGCCGCCGATGGCGTGGTTGGGGATCACCCGTCCTGCGCTGCCAGAAACCAGCAGTTCCGGCCCGCGCTCACCCACCAGATAAGTACGCCCGGCTTGCACTGGGCCGCCAGAGGCTAGCCCGCCCCCAAAGAGAGAGCTAAACAAAGACAAAAATCCTGAACCGCCTCTGCCAGCGCCGCCGCCGCCAAAAATATCTTTGATTTGCGCAGCCAACGGCTCTAGTACCGTGAGCTTGACAACTAACTGAGTAATGTCTTGCAACAGCGCTTTGAAAACATCGCCGGCGCTGCCGCCGCCAGTAATTAGCTGGCTCACTGCGCTGGTCATGGTCAGGGCAAATTGATCTGCGGCGTCGCTGGCTTTTTCAATATCCTGCGCCGCCTGAACGATACCCTGATTCCGCGCGCTAGCAAGGTCGTACTCGGCCTGCGTGAGTTGCCGTAGCACCTGTGTGCCGTCTTCCAGCACCTGCACGTAGCCATCGAAAAAAGCCTTGTCGAGTTCGTTTTGCGCAGAGAGTTGCTCGCGCGCGCGAGTGATGCCGGCAAGATCTTCAATCTGCTTTTGTAGGCCGGCGGCGCGGGCGCGATCGGCGTCGATGCCGGCCTGGATGCCATTGGCCTCGCGCAGCGCAAGTTCGTAGCGCTCGCGCATGATGACGTTGATGTCCTTCTCGGCAGTGCGCCGCTCTTTAACGGCGGCGGCGTTGGAGCCGCCAGCGGATGCACGCTGCACAACAGGAGCTTCTCGCCCTGGCGTGAAGCCGCGGTCTTCGACTCTTCGCTGCGATTCGAGCGCCTGCGACGCCGACCGGATGGCAGCTACCTGACCTTCCAGGTTTTTGAAGATGCCGCTGATGCCGCCAGTGCCGAATCCGCGCAGGGCCTCGCCGAAGTCAATGCGCGGCACGATATCGATGAGCTTGTTCAAGGCTGGCACGACAACGCCCGCCAGTTCATACCCCCAGCGCTTGGTGGCCGCTGACAGCTTGTCGAACTCGGATTGCAGCGCCGCGGATTGCTTGACCGTTTCCTCGGTCAGCCCGGAGTAGACCCGCAGCCCGTCCGCGCCCTGATTGAGGTACGGGATTAGCCGCGCGCCGGCACGACCAAACAGATCGACCGCCAGCGCGCTTTTGTTTGCGCCGTCCGCGTAGCCGGCAAACTGCTCGGCCACGTCGGCCAGCACGGCGTCCGTGTCGCGCACTTTGCCGTTGGTGTCTGTGACCGCAACGCCCAACGCGCGGAACAGGGCAGCGGCCTGCTCGTTGCCTGCGGCGGCATCAGCCAGCTTGACGTTGAGTCTGGTGACGGCTGTGTCAAGCTCCGATGCGCCAACGCCTGCCTGCGCTGCGCCCTGCCGCAGTTCCGCCAGCGCTACCGCAGACACGCCCGCCGCCTGCGATGCCTCATCAAGGTCATCCAGCGCGCCCACCATCGTGCGAATGGCAGAGGCCGCACCTGCCAGCGACAGCGTGATGCCGCCGCCGGCCAACAGGCCGATGCTGGAGGCGACATCGCGAATCTGGCTGATAGCCGGCTGCAGTTTGCTGGCTTCCGCGCGCACTTGGCGCAGCGCGGCGCTGGCGCGGTCTTCTGCAGTCAGCGTGATCTTTGCTTCATTGCGCGGCATTCGGCGTCAGTCCAAAGGGGCGTTCAGTTCGTCGCGGATCGCCGCAAGGTACAGGGGCAGTCTATCCCAGTCGTCTACGTGGTGCAGCGTGGCGTACAGCGGCCAGCGCTCCGGAGCCCATCCGCCGCACCACTGCCAGCAGTGCAGCGCCTGCGCCGCCTCCAGGCTGTACGGGGGCGGATCGTCGTCCTCAAAGAGCAGCGCCTGCGCGGCTGGCTGTGGGCGGGCAGCCCGCCTGTCCCAGCGCAGGCGCTCGGTCAGTTTTTTTCTGCGGCCTCGGTAGCAGAGGTGCGCTCTGCCATGCGGGCCATGTAGACCTCGCCCAGCGCGTCTGCATAGTCGGGCCGGTTGTCGAGCAGCAGCGGCACGGCAGCCGCTGCCCAAGGCAAAGACTCGTCCCCGCCGCCAGGCACGATGTCGCCCACCACGATGCCGCCCCAACCCACGATGCCGGCAGCGAGCAAAGCGCGGCGAAACTCGACCATGGCCGCCGCGGCAAAGTCTCCGCCGCCGCTGGCGCGCAGCAGGGCCACCGTGGCCTCGTGCCGGGTGGGCAAGCGCAACGTGAACTGCGCCGCGTTGATTGTGTGTGTGAACTCACGCGCAGCCGCGGCACGTCGGGCAATGTCGGCAAAGTCCATGTCAACCCCTTACGTGGAGTAGGAGGTAGCCGGCGGATCGCCAACCAGCGCCATGTCCAGAGTGCGACGTAGCACGTTGTTAGCTTCCATCGTCGGGAAGCCAGCCAAGCTCAAGTAGGCATTGCCGAACCACTTCTTGCCGTCGCGCGCGGTGATCCGGAATGCGGTGAGCGATTGTGACTGCTGCGCGGCGGTAATCGTCGCGTAGAAAGCCTGTGTAATGTCGTCGTGCAACTCAAGCTGCAAGGCGGTTGGGTTGCGCGTAGTCGGAATTTGCGACTGGATGTCCTGATCCAGATACTGATAAGACAAGAACTGCTGCTCACCGCCAGACTGCGAGATATTGATGACCTGGCTAACGTTCTGCCAAGTGTTGATTTTGCGCATTGTGCCAGCGCCGGAGCCGGTCGGGAAAAGCGTGGCGCTCGTGGTATTAAAGCCTTCCAAGGTCAAGTTGTTGGTCGCTACCACAGAAACGCGGAAAATGCGTGCCTCAGCCCGCTGCCATCC